AAGAGGAATCAAATCTTAATATAAATCTATTCTGCCTTTTCGGTTCGTAAGGAATCGGCATTTTCATCAGCAAATCAGCCATAATGTTTTTTTGTTTTTTTCTGTTTTATTCTTATATAAATATATACCAAAAGAAAAATCTATTTACTTTTGTTTTTTTTTTGTGAATATTTCTACTAGTCTCCGGTATTAGCATCATTAAATTTCTTTTTTTCACCAGTTTTAGTAGTATACATTTTTAAACTTTTTTCTTCTTCATCAGATAATTTATCTGACATAGCTTGTAAATTTCTTTCATCATCATCTGAAAATCCAATTGTAGGTACAAATCTGTTAGATACGTCATCAATCATTTCTACATCCTGTTGTAACATTTGAGATTGTTGTCTAACATAAGAAATAAATTTTCTCATAGCAACCACCTTACCATCTTCAGGATTGGCAGCACTACCTTCCCCATAAGTCACAGGTGAATATTGATTCATATTCATATATAAATCAATTAATTGTTTATCCTCTAATTTTTCCGTTGAAAGTCCTTTAATTTGGTCACGGTATTTACGAAGGTTTTTTACAAGTTCTTTTTTAGAAATTCCTCCAATTTCACCTTCAATCAGTTGTCTAATAGCGTTTTTAATTGCCATAGGATTATGTCCACGAGCAGTAATGATTGCAAATATTGACCCTCCATTAATTGCTTCCACAAAGTCACTCCAAGCCGGACCTTTTTTACCAATAAGACTACCAATAATAAAATCTTTATCACCTTGTTCCCTAAAGTTTCTAAAAGGTTCTTGAGAGAAATCTACAATAGTATGTCCATTATACTCAAATTCTTCTTTACCAATCATTGTACGATACTTTGCAAAATCGTGAGTTCCCATACCAACTTCTTTACCTTCATTGTCTTTAAGGATTATTTTGGTTGGCATATACATAATGTTGTCATCCCAGTCAAATGCGTAATACTTTAAATCCGGGGTACCTTCTTCTGTAAACCCTTCAAAAATGTTTTTCATATCTTATAAATATTCAGTTAAATAAAAAACCCCCAATTAAGGGGGCTTTTAAAATTATGTTATCATTTTAGATATTCTCAAACGACGCTCCTGTTGGAGTGATTAAGAACTCAATGTCAATGAATTCAAGAGATTTAGTTGGTTTGATATAGATTTTACCAATCATTTGGTTCTTATCTAAATCTTCAGGAGTGTTTTGAACTGTAACTCTGAAGTCATACAAACCTCTGTCTCTTCTAATTGAATCCAAAATTGGGTTAACTGAATCCAAGAATTGTTGTCTTACTACTTGGTCGTTTTGTTCAAACAATAATCTTACGGCTACCGCTGAAATCAATTTACGAGCTTGTAATAACAATCTTCTTACGTTGATTCTATCAAGAGCCGATTCTTTAACTTGTAAAGTTTTGTTACCCCAAATAACTGTTCCAACATCGTTAAAGGTTGCGATTGGGTTAATTCTACCTTTGTAAAGAGTGTCTCTATCTTCTTGAGTTAACTTCTTACGTGCTTTAATTGCGTTTACCAATCCACGTGTGTAACCTGCAGTTGCGAACCAAGGGAACGCGATGTTATCAGTCAATGCCAAGTTTTTAGTTACTTCAGCAGTTGCTGGTAAATAAATTTGTGTGTTATTAACTGTATCACGAGTAAGAACCCAAGGGTAGTAAGTTGCGGTGTAGTTAGAGTCAATTCCTGACGATTCTAAAATATCTACAACTTCTTGTGGGTAAATTAAATTATCCATTGATGTTGAGGGTTGTAGTAAGTTAAAGTCAGGGATAGTTGTGATGTAGATAGAGTCAGCTCTATCGTTTTCAACCATATCAATTGATGCTTCTACAAGGTTACTGTTGTTATCAATATCGATACCAGGTGTTACAAACACGTTGATATTAATTGCTTCAGGATTTGCAAATGTTTGTTGCCCTAACAAATATGCGTAGTAGTCAGTATTTGCGTAATCAACTGTGTTATCACCTACAGTGATACGTTTAAACATACCCGCTCCTGTAGCACTTGGGTATCTTGTTGATTGACAAGCTCCATTTAAGTAACCTGATTGACCAAGTACAAATCTGTCAGAATTAGTTCTTCTTTCAGTGTAAATGTCCCATCCGTCAAAACCTCCTTGAACCACTAATGTGAACTTACGTGAATAAAGTCTGTAGTAAGGGTTAGTTTCTGAAGTTGGTTCAGAGTTAAATGATGCCACTCCACAATCAAACGCTTGTTGCCCTGATGTTGAATAACCGGTACTAATAGTAACTGCAGTTGCTCCACTATCCATATGGAAACCTCTTGATTTATACGCCCAATCAGAACCAGTAATTGCGTCACAAAAATCACTGATTGGATTTTGTTTTCCTTTGTATTGTAATAAACTTTCATCTATTCCAAATTGTGAAGAAAATCCTAAATAACTTCTTCTAACATTATCACCTGAACTTTGTGTGGCGTTATTAGTTCCACTTGAATTACCAAATGGAGGGTCATAAATTGTTTCACCAGGGAAATAATATTTTGTTTTATACACAGGGAATGACGGCTCAATTGTTGGATATTCTCTGTTAATGTAACCTTCAAATCCACAAGGAAGAGCGTCAGTTGGAGCATCATAGTTAGCTTCAACCATAATATATTTGGAGTTTAATGCATACTCCCCATCTAATGTACCAATCTTTTTAGCTATATAGTTGTTAAGATTTGGGTCCATAGAACAGTTAGTAAATTTCTCTATAGTAACTGGATTATCATCCGTATCGTAGAAATCACGAACAATCACGTCAAAAGTACCATTGTTAAATGAAATATTTGCAATAGTTACTTTAATTTGTGTGTTTGCAGTATCACCATCAGAAATTGTGTAGAATTTAAATAATTCGTATACTTTATTACCTCTTAATTCTGATACGACCCAAGGAGATACAGGTGTTTGATATTGTTCCAAGTAAAATCCTAATGAGTTACTTTGTAAACTTCTTGCAGATTGAGTTGAGTCTAATCCTAAAGTACAATTAAGTCCTCTAATATATCCTTTGTTATAACCATAATTTAATAAAGTAGAATAAACCTCCTCAACAAATACAGGGAAACTTTCTTTTGATTTACCAAAATTAGTAATACCTAATACTTTAGAAATATAATTCGCACTTGTTTGTTGTAACGATACTTCATAACTAAAGTTAGTACTATCAATAGTTACTCCTGAAATTAAGAATGTTTGGAATGGATTCTTTGTTACCGCTGAGTAAGAACCCGCACAACTCATTATTAAATTTGTAGTTGCAGATACTTGATATACTGGACCGTTGTCTGTACTATAATTAGCTAATCCTCTTGAACGTAATGTCGCTATTGAGATGTTATTATAGTCAGAATATGCTGTACCACTAAATGCGTAATACCTACCCGTTACAGTACCTGAGAATACTCCGTTCACAGCCCAAGAGTTACCTGATAATGATGTTACCGCCCCATAGAAAGAATAACCTGAATAATTATTACCTGTTGTTGGGTTGAAGTTAGAATAGAACCAAGCATCATCTAATCCCGAACAACTTGTAACTGACTCCGCAGATAAACTGTTCACACCAAATTGATTAGTTCCATTAGTGTATGTTGAGGCAGATGTTGCATAATTAGCTCCTGAAATTGCTCCCCAATAACTAATAGTATTCGCTGAGGTTGCGTTATTTCTCAAAATACCAAGTAACATACTCTTCATATCATCAGAAATTGTTGATACACCACCATCAAACTGAGTGTATTGAGAAGTGAAGTTTCCGATAATCGGTCCTGGAATTGTACTAAAGAATGATACACTTGTGGTAGATGCCGTAGTTCCTGTGAAGAATATACTGTAAGTACTAGCACTTTGGTTACTCGCTCTATTAATTCCGATAGTCGCACAATTGACATTTGCAACGGTTGCGATTGACCAAGAAGGTCCTGCGTCATAACCTGATAAACCAAGTACTCTTGTTACAAATAATTGATTTGATTGTTGTAAGTATGATTTTGCGATGTAAGCCGCCTCATATTTAGGGATTTGTGTGTTAACGAATTTTTCAGGGTTAGTACCTCCAAAGTAAAGTTGGTATTCGTCGTAATTAGTTACGAAGATTGGTTCAAAGGCTGGACCTTGTAACGCTTCCCCAACAATTCCTAAAGTAGTAACACCTACGTTTTGAGACACAAAACTCAAATCTCTCTCGGATGTATACACACCTGGAGAAACGAAAACTGTGTTTGATGTTGCCATTTAAATGAATGATTTAAAGTTTTTATTTTTATATAAATACTTGTTGATTTTTCAAAAAACTTTATTAAAACCAATCTATTTATTATTTAGTATGAAAAAATTCTACTTTTGTATCTATGAAATATAAGAACCTTAAGATATCTGAATATCATCACAATTTGTTAAAAAAACATTGTGATAAACACGGTCTGAAAATTTCTAAATTTATTGAGGTGTTAATTAAAAAAAATTGTAGTGATAAAGGGGATATCTATGGGGAGTAATTACAATAACTCAACTTCTAACGAAATAGTAGATTCTTCCCCTAAAGTTAATTTTTGTATGTCTATTTGAAGAGTGTCACCATTATTTATCTGAATAACTGATGGACTCTCACCGTAGAAAAGATTATTAATATAAACAAAATAATTTGTTACATTGTCAGTTAATATAACTGTTAAATTTGCAGTATACTCAAATGTTTCAGAATACGAAACAGAATTAGAATCATAATTAAAAATAACTTTTGAAGATTCTGATGGAACTACTTTAATTTTTTTAGATTTATAAGTTTTAGTATCCGCTTCAATTAATTGTAATACACGACTGATGGCAGGTTTAACCTCAAACTCATCTTCATCAATTAAAAATCCCATTAACGTAAATTGATAACTCTGGACATAGTATCTCCTCTTTTCAATGTCCATAACAGATTCATCCGAAATATCGTTCATTATAATAGGAATATAATGACCTTTAACATTTGTGTAAGCTTGTCTTGATGAAAATTTTTCAAGTATTTTTTTGTTAAACTTATTTAATTCTCTCATTCGATTACAAACAATTTTAACTGAATAAGTAATATCTACAGGTACAGGTTGAGGTATCGTATAAACATCATACCCTTTTCTATCTCCATCCCAACTTGGTACTGCCGCATAAAAATATTGTCTTCTATTAGGAATAGTCCAAAGTAATGAAGGTAATGAACCGTATTTAACTTCAGGATTTCTAATTGTTGTAACAAAAGGAGGTTCAGGATTTTTATCTAAATTTTGAAATGACCAAGTTTTAGTAAAGTTAGCCCAATTTTGGGTAGTCATTATTATATCAATTATTGGT